GTCATAGCTGTGGCTTCCATTTGCCATCGCTGCTCATGACCAGCCAATTTGGATCGCATTGCTCTGGCTTCTTTTCAATGCAGCTGTAATTCGCCCAAGGCTTGCCGGTTGTCTTTGATGTGCCTTCTCTAAAGATGCGCTTGCCATGCTTGCACTGTTGCAATGAATCTGGTGTGCCAGCTGCATCGACTTCTTCTTGAGTCTTAAACGATGGCACTTCACCGAATTTAGTCGTCCAGTAATCGTAGTCAAGGTCAGTCTTTGCAACCTTGGCTGGTAGAGCTTCAATCTGCTCCATCGTCTCGCGGGTCGTGCGTTCTGCACCGCCCATGACAAGCTGCATGACTCGAAGAATTGCTGATGTCGTCGAATCTTCTACGAACCATCGCTTCATATTTTGGACGTATGCGCCTTGATAGCCGTAAGCATAATCAATGCCGGCTGGCAGAATGTCATCTTGATGCCTGAATGCCTTGGCTTCAACTAGCACATATCCCTTTTCCGCACTGAATTCGACTATGCGAGTCTCAATGCGTCCAGTGGGATAAGTTGCAATCCAACGATCTGTTCTGGCACGTGCGGCCTCGTAGCCGTCCAAGAACCCCATTATCGCACCGCCTTGGCTGATATGTGACGGCCGACTGCTTTGCCGCGTTGATATCCTTCACGATGGCCTTCTTTGTATCCGACTGCATAACTGCAAATTGCCCACAGAATGCAAGCTATTGCCATGAGGACAAATAGCCCGACTTCACTTGTTGTCATTTCTTGCTCCCGATTCTGAGAGCTGCGTACCAGCTCCCGAATTACAGAGTGACACGCATATCCGACAAATTCAAGATTCCCGTGTGGATTGTGGCGTGTCGCTACCAGTTTTTGGCTTGCTCTTAAGTCCATTACCAGCCAACACACCACCCAACGATCCGGTTAAGAAAATTGCCAAGGTCTTGAGTAAGTCAATAAAAGCTGCATCGTTGGGAGCTTGAGCTGAAATCGGCTGAGTAACAAAAATCAATGCGTAAGTGATGCCAATTGTGACGATAAGAAAGACCATTGCAAGCGTTGTGCCAATGATAAGAATCAGCTGTGCATGCACTTCTTCCGGGCTACGGCGGCGTTGTGGGCGATGGCGATAATGATCCAATGACATCGCTAGTGCAGTTTCCCAATGGGATGCATTGCGGCTTTTGGCATTCCGGCTTTTCCCAGTTCTTAAATTCTTGGCATTCATATCGTGTCCATCCTTGATAACCACACGCAGACAGCGTTGATAAACCTAAGCCAATCAACGCTGCTGCGAGCAGCTTTCGAGTCACTTTTTGTTGCCGAATGCCACGTCATTTGGATTAGCCCAACGTGCCAGCACTGGAATGAGTCCAGCCACTAAGCCCATTGCTAAATCCTTTGGATTGGTATTGCCAGTCATATAGACGGCCAACGCGCCAGCGACAGAGCTTCTCAGCCATGATGCCAGCATTGCTTTTGCTTGATCCATTATTTCTCTCCTTTGGGTCTGTCCGGTAAATCACCGGTAAATGAGACATAAGCCGGACGGCCATATCCCACAACAAATGATCGCGCTCCCAAGGTGCGTGATTTGACCATCACTTCACCGCCGTTTCGTTGATCTCCAGCTCCCGATGTGTTGCCTTCAATTGTCACGATTTGTTTTTCCGATGCCCGGATAACTAAGCCGATGTGGTTAATTGTAACCTTGTCATCAATGATGAAATCGAAAAAGACGAAATCACCAATCTTTGGTGTTTCGTGCCATTGCTTGTTTTTCTTAAATGCCTCAGCTCCCGCTTTAGTGCTGACCACATTTGGCACTTTCACACCAGCTTGATCCGCGCACCAATTGAGAAATGACCCACACCATGGCAGCTTGTCGGCTTTCATGTGTTTGCCATACTTTGTCTCGTTTTGACCAGTCTCAGCTGTGCCAACCTCAGCAAGCGCAATCTGAATCAAACGCGGCAATGTACCTTGTGGAAAGTTAGTCACCATTTACGACAACTCGCTCCAGCCAATCTTTTTTGGCTTCATCCCAATCATAAGATTTTCCATCGCTTGGATATGCTTTTGGCGCAACCCATGTGAAGTCTTTTGACAGCTTCCATGATGGATATGGCGATGCTTCGATAAAGCGATCTAATTCAGCATAATAGGTATCGCCAATTCCTGCATATTTGCCACGAATCCGCGCATTGTATGAAGTTTGAATCCACGTTCCACCGAGTCCAATTGTCTCAGCGAGATATGTTTGTCCATCTGATTCAAATTCATTTGGAACAACAACAACGCGAATCACCATTGAGTCTTTATCTATTTCTGCAAAGTGTGCCATTTTGTCTCCTTATTGTTGCCAAGTAATTATGCAATAACCTGAACCACCAGCACCGCCAGCACCCGTAGCTGCTGAACCGCCATCACCTGTATTTGCGCCAGCTGCTTTTGCCGTACTTGTATTACCAGTAATTTGGATTCCACTGCCACCAGCGCCGAAACCATAAGAGCCAGCACCAGCAGAACCAATAGAAGTCGTTCCAGAATTAGCTGCGGTCATACTTGCACCACCGCCTGAGCCAGTGCCACCATTTGCAGTGCCACCGCCGCCGCCACCTGAACCACCCACTGAAAGACCACCTAATCCACCACCTGCTGGAGCACTGCTTCCGCCATTATGTCCGCCGCCATAAGCATTTGTGCCAGCTGATCCATTAAGAGCAGCTCTATTGGCCGCTGTTCCGCCGCCACCGCCGCCGCCACCGCCGCAAACTAAGAGTGAGCCGAAACTTGAATTTGTGCCATTCGTTCCTTGTGTTCCAGCTCCACTACCGGCAGCACCGCCGCCGCCAATAACGACTGAATATGAAGTACCCGGAGTGACTGCTAAAACTTTTTTGACTACTTGCCCACCTCCGCCGCCACCGCCGCCGGAAGCTGCGCTGCCATCACCGCCACCTGATCCCGCACCACCAGCAACAAGCAAACATTCAACAGAATAAACGCCCGCTGGTGCTACCCAAGCTGTTGTGCCAGATGTGAATTCTTGCACTTTAGTTATTAAGAAATTTGGAAGTGTTGTGATAGCCATTATGCAATCTCGCTTCCGAAAGCAGAGAATGACAATGTTGCAGATGATGCATAGATTCGCAAGACATCTGTTGCATCCATTGTTATTCCCATTGTAAATGCCTGGATTCCATTGCCTCGAACTGTCGCGTCATAAATTAAATAATCTTTAGCTGCTAATGCTGATCCATTGACTGAGACTGCTAATCGAAATGTTGCATCAGTTGCAGATTGATTGCAGACGTTAATAGTTGAGATGACACATTCGGTCGCTGCCGGCACGGTATAAAGTGCAGTGCTAGTAGTTGCTGCTGGATTTGATTGACCCAGCACTTTGTAGGTTGTTGCCATGATTTATGCCCCCATGAGTAAGAGTGGATTGATAAGACCCGCGATCGTTGCTTCCGCTGCCGTTACACGAACGTCAATGGAATATGTTGTTGCATCAATTGCATCGCCCAAAGCTTCAATGGCAGTTGCGCCATCCTTAACAAAGTCGGTGGATGTTGGTACAGGCCAGCCGAAATTGGGTGTTGTAGTTGCCATATTTGCTCCTTAAACGTATTCGATCCATTGAATTGCTGGATCAACATCTTGCCATTCTTTTAATGGATTGACATCTTGCCAGCGAGTTGGTGCTAATGAAAGCGTTGAATCGGTGGTCGTCAATGTCATTGCAGCTTCATAGCGATTAAATGAAAGATTCCAACCTTCTACGAAACCGCTATATGTTCCATCAATTATGCCAGCAGGTAAATCCAAGACTTGAATCGGCTTGCCCATATACATGTTAAGAAATATGTCCAAGGCCACTGATGTCATCGATGATGTGTTGAGTTGGACTGTAAATGATGAAAGAGATGTTTGTGGATTGGAACGAAGCAAGACGTAACGATCTGCCTGATATTGTGCTTCCGGCCCATTTTCCAGTTCAGTTGCAATTGAAGCTGCTTGCAGTCCATAAAGAGCAATTGATCCGGCATCAGTAGCCGTTTTGCTTGCATTTGCTTTGTAGGTTAAAAAGATGTCATTTGTCACATCATTAAGAGTTTGTCGGCTGGCGATATTTGCCGAAAGAATCCACTGATTTTCAATGTGATAGTAGCCGTAGTCCTCGACCTCATTCGTGCGATGTGATTCATTGGCATAATTGACTAAGCCATCTGTTGTCTCATAGATGTAGCCCAATGCCATTTGAGCGTAATAAGCAGCTAGTGAATAGGCATCCTCTGGATTGGCAGCTCTGGCAGTAAATTCATAAACTGGTGGAGTATCAACAACGCCCACACTGACTCCCGCTTCGGTAAAGATTCGATTGATTCTGTCATCATCGTATTCTTTGGGATATGCGCTAGTGCCAACGACTTTTCTAGCCATAAATGCAAAGCTGCCAACGGCTGAAACCTGATGAGTCAGCACCTTTGCCACGTCTCCTGATTGGGTTATCTTGTTTTCAATCCCAGTCACAAAGCCAGTAAATACTGTTGTATTTGCTCCGACTGAATCTTCCAACGTGATTGTGACTGTGTCATTGATCAGAAATGCGACGGCGACATTGCTCAGATTAAGAATGTTAATTTGTGCGTAACTAGCGCGAGCCTGTTCCCAGACTGTTGTTCGGCCATAGTTGATTGAAACATCCCAAAGCGTTTCCGATGTATATGCAACGCCCCCAATGGTCACAATGGGATTTGGAAGCCATGTCATGTCGTTGCTACAACCCGGGAAATGCCAAGATTGGTGAAAGTTCCGCTTGTAGTTGCTTCATTTGCAAGCACGTTGTAAATAGTACGAGCAGTTCCAATTGGATCAATTGCGCCATTGACTGTCAGATTGATAATCGTTCCACCGCCGCCGAGTCGGTTATTGGGAACGATTGTGCCATTCCCACCCGGAACAAATAACTCCGGGCCGCGTTCGCCAACAAGATATGACGTGCCACCGGAAACTGAACCGCCGGCAGCTCTACCGCCACCAAAAATGTTGCTGATAACGCCACTAATACCTTGAACCAATGGATTGTTTTTTACCAAATTGATTAGTGTTTTGATAGCAGAAATCACATCGTCAATTACTCCTGCAACGCGAGCGAATGCTGTGATTAACGTGGATGCTAGTGTTCCGATAACTGTGAAAGCAGCTTTTAATACTGTTCCAAATGCTGGTGCTAATACATCGCGCACAAATTTGGCAATTGGTTGAATGTTTTTATAGAAAGTGGCAAATTTAGTATCGTTATCACTAATCGCCGTGGAGATAGACTTAAACGCTGAAATTAAACCATCTACGACTGGACGCAATACTGCACTGAGAATTGGGATGATGTAATCATTTAAGAATGCCCAAAACGCTTTAACCGCTGGAATTAATGTTTCAGTGAAAAATGTTGAAAGTGCTTCAAATGTTGGCTTAAGATTCTCACCGATTTCGCTGGCAACTTGTTGAATCGTTGGCACGACGTTATCAATGAAATATGTGACCATTGGTGTGATTGCATCAAGTACAAATGAGCCGACTGTCTCTTTGCCTTCATCAAATGCAACCTTGAGACGATCCATCTTGCCAGCAAATGTCTCAGCTTGGATTGATGCTTGACCACCAAATGTGGCAGCCAAAGTCTTTTGAATTTCATCAAATGACATTGTTTTTAATGCAGCTGCATCAATGCCAACGCCTAATTTTCCAAGTGCTGTGTTCTGACCTTCTGCGCTTTTGGCCAACGCATTTGAAACGGCTTCCAAAGATTTGCCAGAACCCGCCGCAATATCTATTGCAAGTGATTGCAGTTTCTGAGCTTCTGAGACGTCTTTTGTGGCGCGTGTTAATCGTTCCAGCGATGGACGAAGTTGATCGTCAGAAATGCCAGTTGCCAAAGATGTTTTAAGAATAAATGCTTCCGTTGATGCAATTTGGGCATCAGTAGCACTAGTCACGTTGCGAAGTGTTGTGGCCAGTTTTGCTTGAGCAGCTTCATCCTCGATGGCTGACTTAACGCCATCCACCAGCAGTTTGCCAGCATAGACGGCAGCAGCCGCACCAGCTGCGGCAAATGCCAGACCAGCTTTCTTGCTGAAATCAGTTAATCCAGAGCTTGATTGTTCTACGTCTGTGTTGGCACTTTGGAGCGATTTCTTGAGATTATCAACATCGCCAAGAATCGTGAGTTTTAACGTGCGTGAGCTACCAGCGGCCATTACCACTCCTTCAATATCTTAGAGAATGCATTTTCCCATTCCGCGATGATATGTGGTTGCTCGGCACGCAGAGTCGGATAGATGAAATATCCTTTTGATCCACGACCTTGGCTTCCAGACCAAATTGGAAATTGCTTGAATTTATTTGAACCAAATTCATAACCGCCCCAAAGTTGCTGAGTCGTACCGCCGCCGGATAATTTTTGAGCTGCGAAGCCAAATGAAATCTCGCCAGTCTTTGATGACTTTGAAACGCGTGAGCCAGCCGCAATTTTGGGTGCGACTAAATTATTGGCTGAGCCTGCTGCGCCTTGAATCTTTGTCTGCAAATAAGTAGCCAGAGCATTTGATTGAGCTTTAGCTGCAATGACTGCCTGTTCATCCATAGCTTTAAATGCGCCATAGATTGCACGCAAGTCGGATTTATCGTAAGCGATTGATTCCTCAGCCATTTCGCTTCTCCAATATCTCCAACGCCGTAAGAATATCCTCTGCGCTTTGCCATTCGCTCATCGGTATTTGAGTCGCTATTGCTAACTCAACGATGAGACGGCTTAGGCTTCCGCGCTGATGGCTTTTGGGTTGCCATCTCCTGTTGTCACATCCGTGACTGTTTCCATCCATGCTTCGAACGGCTTGACTGGCTTTCCAGCTGCTTCACGTTTCATGGCGTGATACGCCAAGAACATCAGATCAGCAATGCCCAGTTTTTCCTGAACCTGCTGAATCGTAAAGCCAGTCTTAGTCTCCCATTTTGCCCACTCTGGCGGTTGTGCCGTGTAGGTTTCTGTTTGACCTTCGCCGTATTCGATTGTGATTGGTAGTTTCATTTTGCTCCCGATTCTTTGTGCTTAGCTGATTGTTAGAACTGGTGTTGTCACACAGGTGAATGACAAAGATACTGTCTGAGCATCCGGTGCAGTGCCACCGGCTGATGGCAAGATTGGCTGGACATCAAATGCAAATGATGCACCTGTGTCTGCTACTAATACCACTGGAAGTCCTGTATTTGGTGCCGATGTTGCAGCAGTCCAAAGAGCTTCGCACAATG